CAAACCCCACTGTCATCGCCCGAAACGGGCTTAGGTCTATTCTTGTCATTGTTTGCCTCCTTATTAAGCAAGGTTAATATTGTATCTAATTTATTTTCTATACTAGATACTCGTTTCTCAAGTTCAGCATTATTGCCTGAATTATCAGAAACAATTCTTTGTCCCCCTCTCTGGGTACTCGTCAAATTGTAAGTTGCCATGGGTATCCTAAATAATCTTGACGTTATATAAAAGGGGGCATAAAGCCCCCTAATATTATATTAATTTTATGACCCAGTGTCGTGTTGAGCATCAGACTGTCTGTCTGTCTCATCCACGCCTGCGATATCACATAGTACTGCCCAAACACGGATTTTACCCGCAGCGGAAGCAGCCCCTGCCATTAACGCATCAATAGTATCTGCTGTTTTACAGATAATCATAGGTGCTGCATCTGCAACATCCCTAGGTGCATAACTAGCACCTGTAGCATCATAAGCATCTACGAAAGCATCAGGGTCTAAAAAACCTGCTGAACTTCCAGTAGTACCAATATCAATAACTACAGAACTTGAACATGCTGTTAACACTTCTACACCTGCCGCCATTACTAGCGTTTCTGCAGGTACATCAATACATTGCAACACATCACCACTTGCTGTTCCGCTATCACCATTGATAGCTGAGACATCAATTGTATTTTCCACGAGGTAAGGTGTTCTTACTCCGGGATTATATCGTCCGGGACGATTTACACCACCCGGCCCTGTTACATCATATGTAGCCATAGTTCTATCCTCCCTTAGTCAATTAATACGTGTCGAACCATAAGTGCCGCATCACGCAGTACTTTTCTTCCAAACACGTGTAAACCTCTAACTACGTCTGCAAAAGAATCTGGGTCTCTAATGACTTCTGTTTTTGCAATTGCGTTAGCAGTTGCAGTAGAACTCATGTGTCCCCACAAAATTTTGTAATAGTCAGATGTTGATGAAGCCGCAAAGTTATTACTCATATAACATTTGAAGCCTTGAATTTTTCCATCTGTGACTCTGCCATTTCTTAATTCAGATTTAGCATCACCAGTAACAGATGCATCCATAAGTTTCGCTGAAGCTTGAGCAAGCTGCTCATACCATTCAGGTGAACCTAGGAACCATCTATTTTCAGTTGGAACGTCACCACCATGTAGTCTCTTAGAACAGTTAGCCATAACATTTAAAGGGTCGGTTTCATTTGAACCGAATCCAATGTCATATGGGCTAGTTGTACCACCATCAGTATTGACGGTTGTACCTGCACCAGAAACCATAGCTGCAATGACGTTTGCGTCATAAGAATCTTTTAGAGCGTATGCTCCAGAAGATGTAGCCAAAGACTCCCAGTTCACATGAGATTGTCTTTCTTCAATATCGTCAACTTTAAAAGCGAAAGCATTTGCTTGGTCTACTACGAGTTGAAGTTGGTCATCCGCTAAATTTTGAATAGCGATATGTCCACCTCTAACGTAAGAGTTTACACTTATGCTTGGCTCTTTAATAATGTTGACAGTATCTCCGAAATTTTCAATCTCACCTGCATAGTCAGTGTTGGTAATATCCTCCACGACTGATGCAGTTCTAAAGAACTTTTGGACTTTCTGGCTGTATATTACCGGTAACCAATTACCCGAAGGTAAGTTAGTATAGCCGGAACCTTTTGCTACTGCCATAGTATTAGTCCTCCTATAGACTGTTAAGATTAATTACTGATTCTACCTTCTTTTCTAGCCAAGTCAATTTCTTTCTCAAGTTTTAAAAACTCCTGAGGACGCAGTTTAGATATTTCATTTACAGTCCATACCTTTTTTGGAGATGTATCCGGCTCTTGTCCTCGCTTTGTAGTGGTAACTGCTTTTGCTGCTTGAACTTTTGCATCTTTTTTGGATTCCTTTTTCTTATCGGGAAAATTTCTATCCATTTTATACAGGTCAATTGCACGAGCCGCTAAATTTGCATTATCGGCATTATCATACAACCATCCTTGTATATGTGGGTCTTGAGCTTTTGCCCACTCATGAAAATCTTCTGTCTTCCTAATATCTTGAAAATCCGGATGCACTTTCATTAACTCAACTTCTGCCTTTTCACGTGCAACATGCTGAGTTTGTTCTTGCAGGTTTTTCAGTTTTCCTTCTACAGATTTTGCTTGTTCTTGAGCCTCTTGTATAGCAATACTTTTTACGGTATCATATACATCGGGATATTTAATTCTCCATGTTTCCAATTCCTTCTTATTTTTAGGAGGAATTATCTCATTTGACTTTGCCTCAAGTTGTTCTCTTAACTTAACAACATCTGACTTATGCTTATGAATCGTAGAATCATAATGGCGTTTAAGGTCGTCATATCTTTTCTTAAACACCTTCTCTTCAGCGTTTACAGGGCGTTCTTCATCTGGAGTGGCTGCCTCTTCTGAAGCAGTGTCCTTAGGAACGGTAGCTGTTTCTGAATCCTCCTTATCTAACTCCTGTTTATATTTGTTTCGATAGGGAGTCGGTTCTAATAATGATTCTGTTTCATCCTTTGTTTCTTCTTTCGATTCAACTTGAGATTCTTCAGTCTCATTAGTTTTCTCCAATTTTTCTTCTTCCATTTTATTCTCCTTTTATTGGGGGCTGTTGGAAGAACAGGTGGCCCTAGAGTTTTAGGGGCTACACAGGTTGTGTAGGTGGCCTGTCCGTTGTAGCTTCATTAGCCATCATTCCAGTATCGGCTTGAGCCATATCCGTTGTCTGACCTTCTTGGGCCATACCTGTTGCTTGACCTTGAACCTCTGCTATAACATTTTGTAACTGTGTCATAACTTGTTGTGGATTCGCAATCAAAGCATCCAAAGAAATATGAATCATATCCTTTGTTGGAATTTTATCTAATGCTGCTGCTTCCTCTGGTGTGAATCGTCCTGACCCAACCAGAAACTCTTTTAATGCTGCAATAGTACTGTTTGATGCTACTGCTGCAAAATTTGCTTTTGATTCTTCTGATAAATTATTAAATGATTTTTCAACAGAACTTTCTACTTCTACCGGTTGACCAGTATCAGTAGTACCTGCTGTTTGATTTGGTGCTACATTCATATCAGGAGTTTGTACTGCTGACTTAGCAGGGTTACCACCTACTCCTTCAAATCCTGTAGGAGTTGTATTTGCATACCCTTCCATTAAGCCTCTTGCCATTTTATCCTCCTGTTAAGTTTACCTATCATATTGCATATAGGTTTACCGATTGAATGTAAGATTTTTCCTCGTATTGTTTTTTCACCTGCTAGATATTTTGCCCAGTGAGGAACCCATAATTTGGCCCATGCAAAATAAACTTTTCCTAACAGTGATTCTTTTTCCATTTCACGGACATAATGTCTTGCCCATGCATGATAACCTTTCATAACATCTGGTTCAGTTTTTAATAGTTCTTCACCATATGCTTCATCTGCTTTCCATAATTTTTCAGATAGTAATCCTTTACGATAGAAATAATCACAAATAATCTTGCCCTTGCTATTATCATCTGCTTTATTATCCTCATAATCATTAGAATTAACAGTAGTTTGTTCACCGTCATTATTTCTATACATAACCTTTGTATCTTTAGCAGCCATATATTCTTCTTTATTTGCATAACCTGTAGTATTAGCGTCACTTTCCCAATGGAATCTATCCAATAATTTACTTGATGCCGTACCACTTTTAATCGCCTCAACACCATCAGCATAACTACCATATGCGGCTGTTTGACCTGTATTGACATTTACAAATTTTCCATCTGCGTTATAGCCCCAACCATCAGTTGTGCCGTTTGAGCCATCATTAGCTTGAACCCTGTCAGTTCTTTGTTCGGTATTAAATATACCGCCATGTGTAATCGTCACTTCAACTGAAGTATCACCATAAACAGCGTTTTGCTGTGCATAATTCATGTCTTTAGTTGCTACCGGTGTAGATAAATCTACAGTTGCAGAATAAACTGTTCCTGTTGAACTAATAATGCCCGGCTCTTCTACATGAGGGCCTGCACTTGTTAATCTGTAACCGCCCCATTCTTCTTTTGGAATACCTGCTGAACTTAGCCAATATTGTTTATCCGCTTCAACTTGACTTATACCCAATGACATTAACTGGTCAGTGATAGTGTCATATTCTGGATGTGCCATATCAAAATGCTGTTTTTGAGATGTACCCGGTACATAAAATTCTTGTGTCCTGTCTTCATCAAATATTTTTGCTTCATTTAATATATGGTCAGCGAATACCTTCCATGCCGCATCACCGGAACCATCTTTTCTACCACCAAAACTAAAATAATCTGGTTCAATATCTGCCGCTGATGGATACCAACCAAAATAATCTGGTTTAGGAATTAAATCATCAGCAACTAACGGATATAATTCTCCCGGAAATGAAAATTTACCTTCTATAGATTCATTTGGGTCACCATAATGATAATCACCATTTAACCATGTCATCATGGTATCCTGCCACCACGTGCCACTTTGATTTTTTAAATCTTCATATATATTAGATGTAGTTGATGTCATGCCTCCTGTAGGAGTTTCTACCGGAGTAAAGTATCCTTGTTGATAATCGGTTTCTACCTGCTTGTATTCATCCAATGGTACAAGGTATCCTCCTGCATATAATGCATTTTCATTTCCGCCCGGGCCTTTTAAAATTTTATATGATTTTGTATCTTTATTATATTCAATAATACCTTTCTTAGTTGCAAGTTCTACCCAATCATCAAATGATTTATCAGATAAAGCTTGACCAATTTGACCAAACATTGTTTTATCAAAATAACTTTGTATTGCATTATTATATTCTGCGTATCTGTGTTCACCCGGTTTTGGAATTTGGTCTGCATAATCTTTCCAACTAATACCTAATCTATCATCACCGGTAAAGAAATTTCTATCCAGTGCGTATTGAAATAATTGAGATTCTGACCAGTTTTTCATGCCACCGGGAAGAGTCTGGTATTTATCCATTCTAAGATTAGCTAATTCTCCCGGAGATGCCTCACCTACTGCACCGGTTTGTACTCGTTTATATAAATCTTCTTGCCGCTGATAGGCATCATCAGTAGCAGTATCAAAG